CTGTAATCAGCGGACAATGCAACTTCGGATAGGGGTTCTGTCCCCTTCGAAGCAATGGAGATTAGCGTTCTAGTGTTTGTGAATCGCCGTGCAAATGTGTTAAGGAGACCGACGGGTGATTTCTTGTAGAGATCATGGATGATCTTGGGATAGACTGGGCGACAAGATATCAGGAAGTTGATCATGTTGGACTCATCCTCTGGGGTGGTCGATTGGACCAGAGGGATAAAGTCCTCATTCTTCACAAGGGAGGGAAGAAGACCTCGTACATGTCCTGCAATTACTGATGAAGCAACCCCCGCCCCTCGTAGGGGGATGGAGTACGGATCGGATACCAAGCTTCCTTGATTTGGGTTGTCCGGGCTCAATCGACCTTCAGCCAACCAATGTAAGTATTGGGCTACGATAGGGATTTTGGCACAAAGGGAGGCCCAGATAAGAGAGGAGGTTAGAGGATCAGAGTGTCCACGGTGGATGTAATCCAGTAACGAGAACGGAAGTAGTCCTCCTATATTCACTGGGATGGCTAGGTATAGGCCGATCAAAGGAGGTAGGTTGTTGTCATAGGCCCCATTGATCCCATACAGTCTCCGGAGGTCGGTTCCGTATAGATTTGAGTATTGGAATTCACGGGTAAGGGTAAGAGCATTGAAAAACAGGGTAGTTGTGAAGCATCCAAGAGGGTGGGTCGATCTATCACTCGCAGCAGATCCTCCGGAAGATATAGTTCCTAGATACTCAGCTAACGAGGGAGCGTCTGGTGTATGTGCCGGGAAGATTCGAGACAAATACTTTAGGCTCTGAGGCAAGGTAGCCCCGTTAAGCCACATCTCTTTTCCGTATGAGAAGTAGTTAGTGGATTCTGAGCACTCCTCTGGCTTCACCTCATGTTCTTGCCTCGCTGCTGCCTCAGAGAGACACACCTTAGCCGCTTTCGTCAGGTCCCTTACTCGCTGGTGGTAGAGCTGATCCGATTCCCCCTGCTGCCTGAAGATCTGGAGTTCCACAATCTGGTTGTCTCCTTGCCCGAGAACCCGATACGGGATTCCCAGCCCCCATAGAGCGCTGTGGATCATAGCAGTTGTACATGCAGTCCACGGCTTTTGTGATATGCCCTCAAATCCCCCCTCATGACCCTTCCACACTCTAGATGATACAGGAGGATCAAGTCGATTCGCAGCAGTAAGTCCTGGGGGGGGAAGGCCCGATAGTCGAAGATTGCACAGGGAGTCCCGGAAGTATTCATGGGTGTAATCGAAGAGTCCCGGAGTTCCATAAATCGCATTTATGCGACGCCCAATTGGGTGTACATTACGTTCTCTCCATACTAAATTCCACCGGGCAAAGTCCACCTCGATGAACACCTTCGTGTATGCCCGCCCTGAGCTCGACATCCGCAAGAACTGTTCTAGAAGCTCTTGCCGGGACATTGTCATACTCTGTTCAGGAATGAACCGAAACAGCCCTTCGGAGATATTCTTCTCGATTGCAGCAAAATAAGTGCGCATTTCTAATGGCATCATCGAGAACATCCTCGGCTCGAGCTTCATCTCTCGCTCTTTAGGGTATACCGTTATTATCTTCCAATCCAAAGGCACCTCTCGTCGAGAGACCGTAGATATGACTTCCCTCAGGTTGAATGATGGTCGGGATATCAGCTCGGTTAAGACTCTCTTATGACTCGTCGGACGGGGGGGCGTGTAAGGCAACTCCCCGTACCACGCTGCGTCAAACTCGGTCCGCTTGTAGGACAGTGAGCGATCAGAAATCAAGGAGAGGATGTCGTCACCATAATCGAATTCAATACATTTCTCAAACTGAGCGTATTCCCAGTCTTCCGGCGGGTACAAAGTCAGAGCCAGTGGAAGATCCCGGTAGTCAATAAGAGAAAGCTCCTCTAAGCGAGTACGTTTTCCATCCCGGGGCTGAAATTTGATTCGAGGCCATTTGGACATTTTGATGATGTAGCCCCGTAGGAAGATGTGGCAGAAACTATGTTCCAGATTTCGGGCATTCTCGAATGTAACTCCGGAGCGTCGACAACCTATTTCCGCAGCCGACTTGACTCCTGCGTCGGGATCAACGTGGGGATGTCCTGCCAATTTCATAAACCCAAAAACCTCGCTTAGCTCTTCAGGGGTGGTAATACTCTGCATGAATTGGTTCATGAGTCTAGCCCAGTCGAAATCAGGATTATAGGTCCGGGCCTGGGTCAACACCTCCTGCTTGCTGCGTACCTTCTGAATCATGAATTCATAATTCTCGTTCGGGTCTAGCACATCCTCTGTCAGTTGAATGATTCGGGTCTTGGCTAATGCCTCGAGATACTTGATAAGCATATAGCCCTCATTACCATACTGCATAAGGGCGGATGTGCAAACAGCAACCCAATTAGGGAGGTGCCGAGCTGATTTCCGAAACTCCCTGTTCAGTCTACCAGACCATTCCACTATGAACCGGGATGTTGTGAGGTCCTTTAGCATGAGGATTAGATCCCACGAGAGGAGAATCCACTCTCCAGATGATTCGAGGATGATATATCCTGGGAAGACGAAGCATGCAGCTGAATCCTTTGTCTTTATCCTCCTCCCGAGAAACTGGCCTCGTCTAGCTAGCTCTGCTCCCACGGACACAACCGTGTTCCAGAAATTAGACGGTTGGTAGTACATCAACTCTCCTGGATCGATCTTCGTTGCTCGGGCTGCAACAGATGCAATCTCATGGAAGAGAGATCCCTTGACACTTTCCGTTCCCACTCGTTCCTGAAGACTGGTTGCCACTGAGTTCAAAACAGCCACTGATGCCCTCGTTGCAACCTGTAGCGTCTGACTTCCGGGCAGATCATTCGTTGATGGTACCAGCTCCTGGGACCAGAGCCATGGATTATCGGTGGAGTCATGAATTCGTATGGGCATCGGGGGGTACTTCTGGATACTCGAGAATATCATCTGGGCATCTCGAGTTTGTCGGTCCCTCCTGTCGGATCGCTTAGCTACTTGAGTGACTAGCAGGTTGAGGTGGACTGAGATCCTCTTGATGTCATGATCCAGAATCGGATTAGAAAGGGTTGTTTCGAG